TCCAGCCCAGCTACAACCTCGCGCCGACACAGCGCGCATCGGTGATCCTGGACCGGGGCGAAGGCCGGCGGGTAACCCGGCTGGCGTGGGGCCTGCTGCCGTTCTGGGCCAAGGCCAAAGGCCTGCAGGGCTCGACCATCAACGCCCGGATCGAGACGGTGGCCACCAAACCGGCCTTCCGGTCGGCGTTCAAGAAGCGCCGCTGCGTGATCCCGATGTCCGGCTACTACGAGTGGTCGGTGAGCCCCGAGGACGGGAAGAAGGACCCGTGGTTCATCCACGCCACCGGGCCGCTGCTGGCCGCTGGCCTGTGGGAGGACACCAGCCCCCTGCTGCCCGACGGCAACCTGGGCACCTTCACCATCATCACCGGCGACAGCAGCGGCGTCTCGGCCGACATCCACGACCGCATGCCGGTGTGGCTGCAGGCCGGCCAGATCGATGAGTGGATGGCCGCAAGCCCCGACGAAGCCATGGCAATGCTGCTGGCCAGCGAGCCGCCGGCGATGGAGGCCTACCGGGTCAGTCGCGCGGTGAACACGCCTCGCAACAACCGCGAAGATCTGCTGCAGCAGGTCGCGTAGCTGCGGGTCAACCGAACCCCAGCGGCACCTCGGTCAGGTCCACGATGAAGATCGTGGCGTTCTGCGGCCCCATCGTCACGCCGCCCACCGGGAACGTGTTCGACGTGAGGGTCTGCTGGGAAACGACCTGCTTCGAGATGAAGATCCGGTTGTCGCTGGTCATGTGGAAGTAGTCAGCATTCATCGTGCAGCGATCCTGCGCCACAGACGAGTAGTAGAACCGCGGCGACGGGATGGCGATGCCGATTTTGGTGCCCGGGAAGAACTGCCCGATCTCCACAGGCGGCCCTGCCACAGACGGTAGCGCCACCACCTGCAGCACGCGCAGGCCCTTTCGCCGGGAGTCGTAGAAGACCGTTCCATCTTCACCGCGCATTCGGAGCCCCACCGGACCTGATGCTGCACGCTCAGCCGCGCTGAACGTGTAGTACTCCAGCGACTTGTTTGGAGCCGACCTCGATGCATATGCGAAGCACGTCACGCCGCTTTGCACCAGGCTGAAGCCGGTATTCACCGACACTGAGTCGTTCACATATCGGCAGACGTGCAGGTTGGACGTGCCGTTGGTGCTGGCCAGGAACCCGCGATCTGGCCAAGAGGCGAACGGCGGTGATCCGCCGGTCGCGCCGCCGGAGAACGATCCGGTATCGAGCGTGCCCGACTTGGCCAGCTGAAGGTTCCGGTAGCCGGCCCCAATCTGGATCTGCCCGGTGTCCTGATTTCGTATGCGCAGCCCGACGGCCATCAGCTGAATACCCCATAGTGAAGCGTGATGCCACCGACCGTGTTCGTCGTCGGCTGGCTCGGGAACATCTCCATCCTGACGTGGTAGTTCACCACGTCAGGGTCCCAGCTCCAGTTGATGCTGTTTCCCGAGATGGTCACCGAAGGGACCAGCATCCCGTACACCGACCGCTGGCCCTCGCAGGTGAAGTAGTAGTAGGGCTCGCCGCCAAGAAAGTCGTTGACGACAAGCCCTCCATTCGCCTCGGGCGGAGCCACCCACTTGTTGTTGGAGTTCACCGGGTTATAGAGCGGGAACGTGTATGACCCGATCCTCTTCGACAGCTTGGTGGTGACCGAAGTCTCCACGTACCCACTCTCGCTCCGAACTCTCAGCCCAATGTCGACCATCACTGCAGCACTCCAAGCTCTACGGCGAGATTGCCGTTCGGGTAGCGGATGTAGATGCCCTGGTTGGTGATGTTCAGCTGATACCCGCCGGCGACACTGCCATTGAACTCGAACCCGCCGCCGGCAGCCTTGTTGATCCGCCAGCCGGTTTGCCCTGACACGTAATCGTCGGACTGGATGGTGCCGCTTATCTTCGCGTTGGTGATAGCCGCATCGGCGATCTTGGCGCTGGTGATCCACGCCGTGCCGATCAGGGCCTGGCTGATGAACGTCTGGCCGCCCTGAATCACGAACGGCGAGGTCAGCTGCCCATTGACCAGGTTGACGAACGCGAAGCGATCGGCGGTGAACAGCACCTGGCTCTGGTAGCTGCCGTCCGGCTGGTTCTCGATGCCGATGCCCATGCCAGCTGCGTAGTACTGCCCATTGGCTGCGATCTGAAGCTTCAGGCTGTACGAGGCGCTGATCTGTCCGTCCAAGTCGACCAGAGCTTGCGAGGTGGCCTGCACCATCGCCTTGGTTTCGCCTACCGCTGCTTCGGTGGTATCCACGCGCCGGCCCAGCGCATAGTCGCCACTGGCGATGACCGTCAGCGTGGTGATAGTGCCGGCGAAGGAGTTTTCATCGCCTGCATTCCAGTCCACATCGCCAGCATGCTCCGCACTGTACTGCGCCACCAAGCCGTTCACCTGCTTGCCCACCGCGGTGACCTTGCCGTCCACCTCCGTCACGTCCAGCTCCAGCTGGTCGATCCGCCCGACCAACGCTCCGGCCTCAGCCACGGCATCGCCCACGCTCTTCCACTTCGTGCCCGGCGGCTCCTCGTTGCCAGGGTCGGCATCGGTCCACAACCAGATCTTGCCGTTGTGCACAACCGTCTGGCCCGGCTCATACGTGGCATCTGCGACCCAGATCAACGGGACGATGCTGCTGACGCTCTCGATCTCCGACAACAGCTCCTGCCCCAGCGCGCTCTTGTTGATGAGGCCGGAGAAGTACGCGTCATACTCGGTCACGTCCGTGCTCGACTCGCCCACCACGCCTGCACCGGCCGGATACCACGGCCCGATGTTGCCGCTGCGATCCACCAGCCGGCCCCAGAAGTAGAATTTCGCGCCGGCGGCCAGGCCATCGAGCCGGTGCCGGTTCTGGGGATAGGCGAAATCGCCCAGCTTCGTCGCGCTTTCCAGACTCGGTCCCGGGCTGCGCCAGATCTCGGTGCGTTCGGTGTCGGTTGCCCCAGGCGGGAACGCCCAGGCCAACTGGATGCCGAACACCACCGACGCGGCCGTCAGCGAGGTCAGCGCCGGCGGCGGTTCCGTCTTGCCCTGAATGTCGGTGAGGACGCTGAGGGCCGGCTGCGAAACGGCGTTGAGTGCGTTCACCGCTCGCACCCGGGCCAAGTACTTGCCCGCGTAGATCCCCCGCACCTCCGCGCTGGCCGTGCCCACGCGCCCGACACGCACCCAGTTCAGATCGTCCCGGCGCCATTCCACGTCGTAGGCAATCGCCTTGTCGGCGGCGTCCCACTCGATGGTCAGCACCGGCGTGGCGATGCCCTGGTCGATCACCACATGGCACGACATGCGCACATTCGCCGGCGGTGGCTGCACGCTGGGCGGCACGATGCTGACCGGCGGCGGCTCCAGCCGCGTGCCGTCATCGATCGCGCCGAACTTGTCCGGGCGATGGGTCAGCCCCGTGATGCGGTATGTCAGCCCGTCTTCCTCGGTGATGCTGATCACCCGGAACTGCTCCATCACCAGGTCGGTCGATTCCGTCGCCCAGACCGACTGTGCCACCGGCGCCTCGCTCCAGGGGGCTGAGACCGTCACCACGCACGTCTCCGGATTGACCCCGTTGATCGTACGGGCCTGGGTCTTGCCGCTCGGCAGCGTTGCACGCAGAACGTCCCCGACCTGCATGGAGGGCGGCACCACGTCCAGGGTCAGGCTGCTGGCCGTGGCCGCGCTGATACGGCCGGAATTGCGCCGGCCAGCGCGCTTGGCGTTGGCCACCTGGATCACATCCCCCGGCATGCAGTTCAGGGCATCGAGGCCCACGGCGAAGCTGACCGTCTCCGTCTCCAGGTTTTCGCTGTAGAGGATATGCAGCCCGACGCGCTGTGCCTGCGACTTGGAGTGGCAGCCGAAGGCCGTCACCTCGATCTGATTCACGCCGTAGCGGGCGATGCCCTCCTGCAGCTGGACCGGCTCGACCTTCTGGCGGCCAAAGTCGTCGGGATCCGACCACGACACCAATGCCACGGTGTGCCGCGCCTTGCCGCCGCTTCCGGTGTAGGTGAACTTCCCATCGACCACGTTGGCCTGGCTGTACGTACAGACCGGGTCCTTCGGCATGTCCGCCGAGGCCATGATCTGTCCTGCCGCATAGAAGCTGATGCCGCGGAACATGCTGGCCATGTCCTGCAGCACCTTGTGGGCCGACGCCCGGGTCTGCAGGTACAGGCTGCAGGTGAAGCGTGGCTCCATGCCGCCCATGCCGTCGCTGACCAGCTGATCGCAGTACTGTGCGATCTCGTACAGGCGCCACTTGTTGACCCAGTCCAGCGGGATGCGGTCGCCCAGGCCGAAGCGGTCGTTGGTGACCATATCGAAGAACACCCACGCCGGGTTGTTCGTCCAGGCCGACTTGAAGGTGCCATCCCACACCCCGGTGTAGGTGCGCGCGATCGGGTCGTAGTTGCTGGGCACGCGGATGATCCGGCCCCAGATGCGGTATGCGGTGGTCGGTTTGCCCTGGAACTGGCTTCCGTCGATCTGGATCGCGGCCAGCGCGCAGTTCGGGTAGCGCAGCTTCACGTCGATGATCTCGGTCATCGAGATCACGTTCACGGTGTCGGCGACGGTGGAGCTGTTCGCGTTGGGCGTGAGGCGGCGGATCCGCGCCTGCCACTGATTGCCCGGCGGCAGGTCGATGCGGTGGCTGCGCTGATATTCGGTAGTGGTCTTTCCGCGGAAGGCGTTGCTCAGCACCGTACTGAAGGCGCCACCGTCGGTGGACAGATCGATGGCGTACTCGACGGCATAGCCCTCGGTGTCTCCGTTCTCGGTGTTCTGCCGCTGCAGGGCGGGCACACCGAACCGGATGCGGACCGCGGACAGATCCTGCCCGAACGCCGCCCGCACCACCGGCGTGTCGCGAAGCTCGACGCCAACACCGATTTCGTTCTCGACGGACGGGAAGCCCGGGATGTATTCCTGGTCCTGCGTGCCCGAGCGCGTCTCGACCCGCACGCCGTTGAAGTTGAAGCTGCCGTCGCTGTTCTGAATCGGCACCTCATTGAGGTAGATGGACTGGTTGCCGGCCACCAGGCCCCGGATCTCGCCCTCGCTGATCAGGTCCAGGACCTTGGCGTAGGAGATGGAGTGCAGGCTGTCCGGAGTCTCCACTGGCGTGCGGGCGTTGGTGCTGCTCTTGCCACCTGCGCCGATCACATCAGCGCACGCCAGGGCCAGCGGATCGTGCTGATAGCTGACGGCTCGGTTCACTGCTGATCCTCCGCGTAGATGCCGCCGCTGATCACAACGGATCCGACGACCATCCCCTTCGTGTCGTGGCCGCCGTAGGCGACGGGCACGGGGTTGCCCTGGGCCTGCACGTTCACAGGCCCGTTCATGCTGTAGTTCGGCGTGTTCTCGGCGTTCTCCTTCGTCCCCAAGCCACGCGGCTGGGGCGACAGCATCTGCGCCACGCCGCCGATGGCCAGGCTCCAGCCGGCAGCGCCGACAGCGCCCCAGAACTTCGCCGCTGCGGCGCCGGCGCCCGGACCGCCGTAGATGGAGGCCACTACGATCAGGGCCACGCCGACGATGGTCTGCAGGGCGCCGCCGCGCTTGGAGCCGACCAGCACCGGTGCGATGCGGATATCGTCGGCACCCGGCGGATCATGCAGCTGCGCCTTGCTCAGGTTCTCGCAGCCGATGAACACGGCGAACTCGATGCCCTGGTCCTTGCAGCCGGTCAGGAACTGCCTGAAGCCGGGCAGCAGGATGCCCAGCGCGAAAATGGCCTCGGCCGGGCTGTTCACCGCCAGCTGGAACTTGCGGCCGAAGCGGGCGCCGAGGCGGCCGTACAGCCGGACAGTGCGCAGGCGCTCAGTCATGGCCAGCCTCCCTGTGGCGAACGATGTGGCGGGTGCGCTCGGCCCACATGCCGCCGTACACCACCATTTCGGACAGGCGGCCGTGCATGTGGTGCATCATCTTCCCGTCGCCCAGGTAGACGCCGGCATGGTTCGGCACCGGCGAGCGGATTTGCATCAGGATCATGTCGCCGCGCTGCGGCACGCCCTGGATGACCGTGAAGCCCTCGGCCTGCAACCGGTCCATGCTGTAGAGGTCCTGGCCCTTCTCCCACCAGTCGTCCGCCCGCTCGTACTGGCTGAGCTGGATGCCCAGCTCGCGGGCATAGAAGTCGCGCACCAAGCTGTAGCAGTCCAGCACGCCGTGGGCGAACTGCCGGCCCACCAGCGGCGCCTCGTAGCCACAGGGCTCGATGGTCTGGAGGTCGCCGCATTCTGGATCAGATCCGACGCACTGCCCCACGCTCACGATGTGCCACGGCAGGCCGCTGGCCTCGCACATGACACGGTCGGCGTCAGAGGCAGCGGCAGAGGCGTTCGGGTGGCTGTGCACGACGGCCAGTACCTCGCCCACGTCTTCGGCGTCGGCAAAGTCCTCAGCCGGCAACCGGAAGTGCTCGCTGGGCGTGGTAGCCAGGTTGCGGCACGGGATGTACGTCTCCCCATCGCGGCCGGCTACGATCAGGCCGCAGCACTCGCGCGGGTAATCGGCCACGGCATGCGCCTGGATGGCCTGCAGGGTGGTCTGTTGCATGGATCTCGCCCATAGAAAAGGCCCGCGCTGGGCGGGCCTTGTGGTGCTGCTGGTGCAGCGCGAACGTTCGGTGGTGTTGCTTGGCGGGTCGTCAGGTCCGCAGCAGGCCAGCGGCCGGGAACCCACCGTGGGGGAGCGGCTTGTCGTGGCCGAACCGCAGTTGGCAGCTGCGCACCAGGCCGGCGCACACGTCCCTGGCCGGGTCGTCCACCGGCTGGTCGTTGATATCGAAGTACGCCGAGCCGGTGTAGCCGCAGTAGGGGCCGCGGTAGCCGCCATGCAGCAGCGCGCTGCAGATCCTGGTGCACTGCCGCGCGGGTAGCTCCCGCCCGTTGAAGTCAGCCACGGTGGTGAGCTCGAACTCGACCGTCTCGTCGTCCTCGCCCACCTTGCGCTCGATGTACCAGATCTCGTCTGGGAAGTGCTCGCCCGGGTCGGCCAACGGGTTCCCCTCGGGGAAGTTGGCCGCATCCAGGTACTTCACCAGTGTCTGGCGGCGGATGACCTTCGCGCCGGCCAGGTCCTGGAACATGCGACACAGGGCGCCGATCACGCCGTTGATGTTGCTCACCTTCAACCGCGGGTTCGGCTGCTGCTCGCTGGTGCGCTCAAAGCCCGTTGCGATGATCGGCCACGGCCCGTACTCCTGCCCCTGCCACCAGATCGGACCCGACTGCAGGTGCGCGTGGAAGAACAGCTGATCGGCACCGAAGCTGCTGCAATCCAGCTCGTACAGCGTCACCCGGCCGCCGGGCTCCAGCTGCTGGGCATCGGCGGTGATCATGCTGCCGCCTCAAGGGCCGCGATCTTTTCAAGGGCCAGTGCCAGCGCGGCCTCAAGCCGTTCAATGCGCCCATCGTGCTCCTGCCAACCTGCAATCACGTAAACGGTAGAGCCGGCGTAGTTGACCGCCTGCAGCTTGGGCACCTGCCTCAGCTTCATCACCGGTGGTACGTAGCCTTCTGGTTCTGTGCCAGGCGCGTAAGGTGTCAGATCGCCCTCCGCCACATCGATGGTCTCGGTGGCGTCCTTCTCCCCGTCAACCAACAGCGGTAGGTGCTCCTGCAACTCGTGGGCAATGACACCGGCTCGGCGTGGACCGCTGCTCCCGCCCTGAATGTCCGTGTACTCCACAGGCCTCACCATGCGCAGGGCGGATGCAGCGGCCACAGGATCGATGGTCTGCACTTCGTCCTTGATTCGGTAGTCCGAGTTCTGCGTAAGCGTGCCAGCGAACGTTACATTGCCATTCGCAAAGAACCTCATCGCGTTCTCTTTGCCGGGGAAATGGAAGTTCGCAGTAATGACATCCGACGTCGTGCCTTGGTACACGTCCAAAGCAAAAAGGTGGGCAACGCCCCAGTTCGTCGCTCTGGCGACCATGTAGGCATCGGCCCGAGACTGGCAGTCAACCTGAAGGCCCGGCGTCCTGTTGCTGCTCCATGAACCGAACGATCCGCCGATGCCAACCTGCGTGCCCGTGTTCTGGATGCGGAACATCTCTTGATTTTGCACGCCTGCCCTGAAGATGGGACCAGTGGTCGTTCCACCACTTTTGGGAAGAGCAGCATCTGCAGTAGCTTTCGCAGCGGTCGCTTTGGTGTCCGCACCCTGGGCCAACTGCTCCAAGTATTGATCATTGGCATTGATCTTCTGCGACATGACGCGCGCGGGGTCGCCTAGCTTTCCATTTGGCTGCGGCGTGGTGATGTCGATTGGCTGAAGTGCCATGTTCACTCCTTACGGCTGGAACGTCTGTTCGAAGGTGCAACTGATGCGGATGTACCCTTCCGTTTCATCGGTCGCAGACAGTTTTGTGCAGCGGAACCTGGCCTGAGCTTCATTCGGCGGTGTCCAGAAGAAGCTCTCACCACGTGTCTTGCGCAGGCGCAGGAATGTGCGGACAGCTGCCATGTCATCGTTCTGAAGATGCCCCCACAGCTCGACACTCCAGGTCTGCCGCTCGTTGTTGATTCCCTCGGGAGCTACTTGCTCGTAGCCGTCGCCGAATCGGGCTGTGCTTTCCGCATAGGCGTAGTCCACCTGCGGTTGCTGGCTATACACCTGCCAGATAAATGTCTCGGTCATCTCAGTGTTCCCGCCATAAAAGAAGAAGGGGCCTTCAAGGCCCCTTCCAATCAACGCATCATCGTTCTGGCAAGCAAACCATCGGACCGGATGTCGCGCAGCTGGAGTTCCCGGTAGCGCGCATCGACGAAGTCACCGAGTTCCTTGCCGAACTGGCGCATCAGGGAGGTGTCACCATCTGCCTGCGTCGAGCCGTCGCTGTTCACGACCACGCTGACATTCACGGTGGACGGTCCCATGCCAACGACTCCCGGCGTCGCCGTCCCGACCGCACCTCCGTCGGCGTAGCCCGGGAGCCCACGGCGCATAGCCTCGACGACACCCACGCCGCCGGCCCGAGCTATGTCCGCTTGGGACCAAACCACTTCGCCCTTGTGTACGACACCAGCAGGCTCGTTCACACCACCGTCGCCTGTGTAGCCGCCGGTGGAGTACCCACCGCCGAGCCGCATGTTCTGGAAAAGCTGGTTGTTGATGCTGCTGGTGCCGGAGGTGACGGCCTGGTTGCCGGCGGCAGTGATGCCTCCGCCGGCCCAGGCGCCGGCCACCGAGTTGACGATGCCCAAGATTGCCTGCCGCGCAGCGATCCGCGCTAGATCGGACAGAACCGACTTGGTGAGGTCGGAGAAGCTCAGCTTCCCGGTCGTGGTGAACTTGACCCATGCGTCTTCGAAGCCACCGATGGTATTACCGACCACGTCGCCCATCTGCCGCGCGGCATTGCTCGCCTCCTGCTGGTAGTTCGCCCAGGCGGCGCTGGCGCCTGCCAGCCAGCTTCCCTCGGCCTGCTGGAGCTCGTCGTACCCGTCTCGAATCATCTGCAGGCGATCGAGCGTCTTTGACAGCAGCTGCGCTCTCTCGGCTTCGAACGTTTCTTGGTCGATTTGCCCCGCGTTCAACTGCAGCTGCAGTTCTCGCAGCTTGTCCGCTTGGTCGGCATAGGCGTCATTGATGCGCTGCTGAATCTCGTACTCACGATCGCCCATCCCAACGCGCTGGGCCTGCGTTGAAAGCTGTCGCTGTAACGCTTGATTGCTCGCGTCCAAGGCGTTTCCATACGCCGCGATAGCATTCAGGCGCGTCTTGACTGCGGCTGCTTCCTCAGTTGCCAGAACCTGCAGAGCGCCGGCCCCCTCGGTGCGAACCTTAGCAAGTCGTGCTTCCAGATCCCCGACCTGTCGGTTCACGCTGATGGCTTCTTTTCCGGTCACCGCCTGTCGCTGGAGGAATGCAATCTGCCGCTCCAACGATTTCGCCTGCGCGTCGGCCCCCTTCTGAACGAGCTCCCTCATTCGACCGTAATACTCGCCCGCCGTGATTTCTCGCGCCGAGTACTGAGCACGCAGCATCTGGGTCGCTGCGTTGATCTGGGCCTGCTCTGCCAGCAGATCGTCTTTGTAGCCCTGCAGCCCTGCCGCCCGCGAAGCAGTTCCGCTGGAGGCCTTCGGCTTCTCCGCGTACTTCTTCTCGATAGCGGCGACGGCTGCGGCGCGGCGTTCCTCAATGGCACGAACCTCTTCCACGAGCCCGGCCGCTTCAGCTTTACGCCGGACGACCTCGGCCTGCCCGTTGATCTGAGCAATTTCCCTCTTCTTCTTCTGCTCCTTCGTGGCCTGGGCCTCGATGATCGCGTCCTGCTGCTGCACGTAGTCCGCGCTGGCGTCCTGCGCAGCCTTTACTTCTGCATCCTTTCGCTCTTTGATCAGGTCGACAGCCAACGCCTTGATCTTCTCCGACCGGTCCTTGATCGACTTCTCCATCGCAGCCAGGGCAATGGGATTCCTGGCCAACGGTAGGCCCCGCTGGGTGCCACTAGCCAGATTGTTCAGCTTCTCCAGTTCCCGCTGGTTTTCAGCCAAAAGTTGCTGCATTTGCGCTGCCGCCGGCCCGAGGCCCACGCTCGCCTGCATCGCCGACCACGCCTTCGTGGCCTCGACCCACAGGTCCTTGAATCCCCGGATCACCGGGTTCTGGCTCGCGCGGACCCGAGCGAGCGCCATGACGGTTTCATCCGCTGCTGCACGGGTGATCACAGTCACGGCGTCCTGATTCCGGCCCTGCTCCTGCAACGCCTTCACCTGCTCGTAGAGCGCCAGGGTCATGAAGTTGACCTGCTCGTTGAGCTTCTGCATTCCTTTGACCGGGTCTTCCGCCAGCTTCGCGTACAGGGCGATAGTTTCATCGAGCGCCTGCCCGCTGATTTCCTTCATCGCCACGGCCGCATTGGCCACGTCCTGAAGGTTCTGCGCGGCAATCTTCCCGTTCGAGCCGACGGCTTGAGCCGCCTCGGCACCAACGCCGGCGGCAACCTGCAGCGCGTCGCTGGTCTTCTGAGCCATGGTGACGAGCGTCAGGGTCGTCGCGGCCGCCTCATTGCGCGACAGGACAAGTGCCTTCGTGTAGGCCTGGGCCTGCTGCTCGGCGTCATACCAGGCGTAGACCACCAATCCGACAGCCGCCGCGGCCACGGTATACGGATTCACCATCCCCAGCAGCGCCGACGAGACCCCCTTCAATGCCGGCTCCACACCCCCGAAGCTGTCCTTGATCTGGCCACCCTGCTGCACCAGCACTGTGAAGAAGGGCATGCCGCCCTGCAGGCTGGTGAAGATGTCGGTGAACTGCGCCGGTAGCTGGCGCATCGCCTGCGCCGTCTGCCCTGCAGAGACCCCCAGCTCCGTGATGTTGTTCTTCGTCGGCAGCGGCCTGGCCGCTTCCGTGCGTACCTCGCGCAGCTGGCGAGTGAGCACGCCCAGGCCCTGCCGAATGTCGGCCAGGTCCGCGCTGATGCGGACGCGCAGATTTGCTGAAGGATCAGCCATCGTTCGATATTCCTTGTCGCTGCTGTGCCGGGGCCTGACCGCGCAGGGCAGCCAGGTACATCTGCCAGTCGGCAGCCGGGGCGGCCATAGCCATACGCGTGGCCACGGCGAATTCCGCGATGCGGTCCCGCTCAACCTGTGCAGCTGCGGCGGTGAAGGCTCGCAGCTGTGCCAGGGTGTAGGTCATCACCTCCGCGCGGGAGTGTCCGTGGGCGATGAGGTACTGGATCAGGTCAGCGAGGCCGTACTCTCTCCCGCCGGAAGCTTCGCCTGCAGCAGAAGCCGCCGCAGGCGGAGGGCGAAAAAATCCCTATTGAGCCCGACAACCGCCTCCAGCAAGTCAGCGATCTCGTCCAGCGTTGCCCCCGCAACCCATTCCGCGTCGCGTCCGATTGCCACCCCCAAAGCCGCGGCGATCTCGTTGCTGTCCTGCTCGAGCAGGTCAAGCAGGATGGCTCCGACGGCAGCACGATCGGCGCCCTCGACCACACCGGCCATCATCGCCACTCGGGCGATGATGGTGCGGCTGGCCGCGATGAACGGACCGATCTGCTCCAGGCGCAGGGGACCCACAACCACCTTCTCGCCACGTACGAGAACCACGCGCGTCGGCGGGGCGATCACGTCATCATCAGCCACGGCTTACTTCTCCTGCTGCCAGTAGAAGTAGGCCGACTTATCGTTGCCCGTGGCCTTCGACGAGTCCTTGAGCAGCGCGCCGGGCACGCTTCCCGCGCCGAACTCATTGCCGATCAGGCCCATGCTCTCGATGACGCCGCCGGCCACCTTGTGCGCCACCAGGCGGACCATCTTGCCGCCGCGTGCCTCGTTGGCACCGTAGAACTGCATCTCGTAGAACTTCTGCGACGTGACCGCAGCTTCAACGTGGCCCAGGTCCGCGTTCTTGTAGGAGACCTTGATGTTTGGGGTGCCGATCGCAGACGGCGCTGCAATCGCAGAACCTACCGGGATGAACAGCATGCCGCGCTCGAAGCGGTAGTCCTTTCCGGCCTCGTAGGCGGTGGTTCCGGTTACTGGCTTCACAGCGGTGATCTCCGTCGCGAGGCGCGACAGTGGCGCGAAGCTGCCCGGCACGGCCAGCACCAGCTCATCGGTGACGGTACCCGCGGCGATGCTGCTGGCCTTGCCGCGAGTTGCCCGGGCGAAGTTCTCCGGGTTGAAGTCGTGGAAAGTGTAATTGAGGTTGTAGCCGGTCACCCGATCGACACGGTTGGCCGTGCCGCCGCCGGGGTTCTGGTAGTCGGCCAGCTCGATGGTATTGGTCTGCGGCGCCACGGTATAGGCTGAGATATTGCCGATCTCCAGGAACGGATCAGCGGTGTTCCACTCACGGATCAGGACGATTCCTGCGCCCAGGTAGCTGTAGTCTTCGGCCATGATGGCTCTCCAGTTGGGTTGCCGCTGTGCGGCGGGTTATTTCTTGGGGATGTGGGTCTGGTAGGTGATCAGCACGCCGACCCAGCCGGCGCTGGCCTTCTCCGGCATCAGCGGTTCCATGCCGACGTACACCGGCACCTGGATTCCGTCAGGGAAGTTGCGGGCTACGCTCCGGCTATCCATGGCCGCCTCGATATCGGTCACCAGTTCGTCCAGCGCCTGCTGGTATCCCTCGGTGTCGGTGGGAACCTTGGCGATGACGCTGACGGTGGTAAGCCGGTGCGTGTTGACTTTCGAGGGGCTCTCCGCCCGCTGCTGCTTCTCGATCACGGCCGTCAGCACAGTCTGCGTGTCCTGATCACCGGGCTTCGGCTCCAGTGTCCAACCGGCACCGGCATCGGTCAGGTAGCCGTTGTCGGTGCTGATCAGCTGCAGCGTCTTGCCCATCGCATGCAGCAGCTGCTTCCGCGGGCTGGGGGCACGATCAGACATTGGACACCTCCCACACCGCCGTCGATTCGTCGGCGTGGATCTTCTGGACCAGTTTGAGCCGGCGGCCGGTGCCCTCAATCCGCACCACACCGCCCGCGCGAGGGCTGATTTCGGCCAACTGGAGCGTCAACCGATCAACGGTGGTCGCGATTGGCGCCACATCCTCGGGCGTGAACTGCTCCACGGCCTCGTCCAGCAGCACTGTGCACGGCACCTCAACCGTGCCGCCCGGTTCTTTGTAGTGGGCAGCATCGGCGACGCCGGCTGCGCGGAAGGCATCGAACGCGACTGCGTCGAAGGCCTGCATGAAGGCTTTCTGATTCAAGGCAGGGGCCTCGCGGTTTCCATGGCCTTTTCCAGCTCGCGCTTCAGGAAGAACGGCATCAGTCGCTTCCAGGTGTCCTCGGCCATGCCAAAGATGTCGTAGCGCGGCGTGTACGCGGCGGTGTTGGTGAAGATGAAGATGGATCGGACGCCGGATCCGCGTCCGATTCGCTCATAGATGCCCGGACGCAGCACGCCACGGCGCTTGGTGATCACGAAGTACTCGCCATCACGGTTGTTACGTTTGCCCCTACGGCGCTTGCGGCTGACGTTGGTTTCGTTCTGGTAGCGGTCCCGCTGGGCTCCCAGCTGCGACAGGATCTTGGTCACCTGGCCGGCCGGTACGTTGCCGAACTGGTTCGCCTGGGCGCCTCGACCCATCACCGCATACTGCGTCGGCGACAGCAGGCCTCGGCTCTGCAGCAGCCGCTCGAAGCCCTTCCGGCGGCGCTGACCACCATCCACCTCTGCAAGCAGGTACTTCGCCGGTGGCGTGCCCTTGAAGGCCTCGTCACGGAGGTAGATTTCGGCGTACGGCTGGGCCTTGGTGGCCTTGCGGTACATCGCTGCGTTGACGGTCAGCGGCGTGGGCCGGTCGAACACCCGCGGCGCCTGTCGCTTCCAGCGCTCGCGGATCTCGTAGGCCACCTTGTTGGCGGCCTGCGATGCAGCGTAGGGCAGCTGGGACTGCTCCAGCGCGGTCAGCTGTCGCCCGAAGACGTTGTCGGGGTCGACCCCGATCCTGATCTGGGCCATACACCCTCCTGCCTGGCCCGCCGGAGCGGGCCAGGCACTGTTGGCTTACTTCGCGCCGGCCTTCAGGCGGATCACCGCGTCCGGTCGGGTGTTGATGTTGAGCGGGTTGGACTGGCTTTCCAGCTGGATGCCCTTGTTCATGCGCATCGGGGCGGTCTTGGTGTAGTACGGCAGGCCGATGCCGCGCACCGTTTCCAGGTAGTCCGCCGGCGCGAAACGGGTCAGGAACATGTCCGGCACACCCAACGGGAACGCGATGGCCTCGCCATCGGCCAGGGCCAAGTCGCCGCCGGTATTGCCCTGCAACTCTTCGAAGGTGATATCGCCGAACACGAAGCCCTTGCGAACGTCATCGCGCAGCGCGGCACCGTCCTGCCAGCGCTCGTAGGCCTTCTGCACCTCCGGGTGGTCGGTCAGGGCATCGAAGAAGCCGGCGCTGCAGAACACGTGGACGCCGGTGTACGGGACGCCACCCAGCTTGGCCTCGATCGCGCGCTTGATGGCGATGCACTTGGCGCGGACCTTGGTGTCATCCTTGTTCAGCTCCATGCCGATGACTACCTGCTTGACCCCGAACTCCTCGTAGAAGTCGATGATCACCGAGCCATCGGCATCGAGCAGCTTGCCCTGCAGCGCGCCCATGCGGTGGTATTCGATGGTGAAGTCCAGGTCGCGCTTGTGCACCACCTGCAGCGCATTGACCACGGCGGCAACATTGTTGCCTTCCGGGTCGGTCGGGTCATAGACACCCAGCAGCTGGTCGGCCATGACCGTCGAGTTCTGCGGCAGGTGGTGGGTTTCCAGCAGCTTCACCTTGCCGCGCTCCAGGCCCTTGGGCTGGCCGGGTGCACCACGCGGCACGTTCGGGACCAGCACCAGCTTGGTGCCGTTGATACCCACCTTGACGATGGTGGTGCCGACCAAGCCATCTTCCTGGAACAGGCGCATGTCGGCGAGGCGGGTGGAGATGCGCGGCAGGTTGTTGATGTAGGCGTTCAGGGCATCGAAGCTCAGCACGCCCAGCGCCAGGAGGGTCTGCAGATCCATGGTGTTGTCTCTCTTGAAAGGGGATACGAAAAGGCCCCGCCGAAGCGGGGCCAGGGGTCAACGGGTGAAGAGGGAGCTACTCGACGGTCAGCCGCCGGCAGCGGCTGCGATGGTGATGGTGTCGCTGATGGCTTCGCCCAGGTCGGTGGCCGTCACCTTGAGGGTGTAGTCGCCCGCCGCGCTCAGCGTCGCGGCATCCCAGGTGATGACGCCGCCCACGGCTGCCTTCGCACCGCCGCCGGCCAGGTTTCCGGTGCCGCTGGCCTTGGCCAGAGTGGCGCTGACGGTGCTGCCGGTGACCAGGGCACCAAAGACGTCCTTGACGTGTACCACGATCGGGCCCAGCGCAACCCCGGCGGTGCCGGATCGTGGTACACGTCAAGGACGTCTTTGACGTGTACCACGATCGGGCCCAGCGCAACCCCGGCGGTGCCGGTCAGCGGTTCGGTCACGAACACCAGGTGATCGGCTGCGTTCGACGCGATCGGCTGCTGGGTCCAGCGGGTGATGATTCCCGACTCGGCCAGGCTCAGCGCGGCCAGCAACTTCTGATCGTCGGTAACGCCGTCAGCCCAGACCAGCTTTTCGCCGAAGACCTCTGCATCGCGTGCGATCGCTGCGCCCTTCACCGGCAGCTCGCCAGCGTTCGCACCGGTATCCACCGGGCCGTAGAGCACCTTCACTGCATCGGCACCGTTGGCGGCCACGGTATTGTCGGCCTTGAGCAGGGTGCCGGCGGCCAGCATGCCCTGCCCGGCCGGCAGACGGATCAGTTCGCGGCTGCGCTCGCCGCCTGCTTCAGACAGCAAGAATTCGCCGGTGCGGGTGCCGGCCAGAGAGATTTCCATCGTCAGTTACCTCGGTTCTTGTAGATGTTGTTGGGGTTCAGCTGCGCCTTCATTTCGGCGGCTCGTTGATCGGCCATGGAGGCCGGGTGTGCGGTGACGACCTGAGTACTCCGGCCCTCTTCCGCCTTCATCGACAACAGCTGTGCACGCACCGTGTCGAGGTCGGTGTTCTTCTCGATGAAGCTGGCCGCGATCGTGTCATCGCCACGCAGTGCAGCCGCGCATGCATCCTGGACTGCGGTCGCATACTCGATCGCGCTTGCCGCCTGCTCACCCTGCGGCATCGGGCGACGCAGCAATGCCACAGCGAGCGCCGGCGGTAGATCGCTGGAAGCGACCGCGGCAGCCAGCGCGGCTGCCGGGTTCTCCAAGACGGCTGCCGGCGGCGCGAGTGCGGCCTCGGGCACCAACGGCGTTGCCGCTGCCTCCGGCTCGTCGTCCGGATCCGGGCCGCCCGGCGCCGGCGGCGGTGCCGCTTCGGCCGCGCCGAGGTGCGCGATCAGGTCGTGCCAGGTGCCGAGCCGGGTAGCAAAACCCACCGCCACAGCGGCCTGGCCGCGGTAGCAGGCCGCCTCGGTGGCGCGCACCGATTCGGCTTCCATGTCGAGGTTGCGCGCCACGGTATCGACGAACAGCGTGTACATGTCCTCCAGATCCGCCATTGCCTCTGCGTGCGCTTCCTCGCTGAGGGGGAAGTTGGGGTTGAAGTCGACCTTGCGAGCACCTGCGAAAAGCGGGGTGACCTTCAGGCCGATCTGTGCGTTGTTGCCGCTCCAGTCATGGTGGAAGCGGACCACGCCCACCGACCCGACACCGCCGGTGCGGCTGATCCAGATCTCGTCGCAGGCGGAAGCGAGGGCGAAGCCGGCGGAGTACGCATGGTCATCGACCAGCGCATACACCGGCTTCCGGCCACGCGCCTCGAAGATGTGGTCGACCAGGTCGAAGCAGCCAGACGCCATGCCGCCCGGTGTGTCCAGCCGCAGGATGATGGACGTCACCGCATCGTCGTTGAGCAGTTCATCGAAGGTGTCGCGCACCGCGGCATAGCTCACCGGACCTGGGCCGCTGGCGCCAGGCATCGGCCGGTTGACCATTGCACCGGACAGGTTGATCACACCGATCAGTTTCTGGGCGACGCCCACCGGCTGCCCGTCGGCGCCGGACACTTCGAAGCGGTCGGCCTTCAGCATGCTGTCGTCGCTGGTGACCTTCCCTTCCAGATAGCCGCCCACCAGTGCCTCGCCGATGGTCGGCTGCACCAGCAACGGCTGATTGAGGACCGCGGCAGCGAGCGAGGCCACTACAGGCGCACGGCTGCCGCGACCCAGCATTCGGGCCAAGAGGCCAGGCTTACTCGTCATCGTCATTCCCTTCATCGTTGTTGGCGCCAGGGGCGCCGGGTTTGTCGTCCTGCCGGGCACCGGACGCGTTCGTACGCCTCGGGTCGCTGTCGTAGCGAAGCCCAGCCGCGTCTGCGCGCTCGTTGTCCAGCGCCTGCTCAGCGTCGACCTGTTCGGGATCCTCGCCAGCGCCCAGCACCACCTTGCTGCGTGATTTGAAGCCCGCCCGGACGGCCTTGAGTTCGGACGTCACGTCCTGCACCGGATGGCTCCACGGCCAGCCCTCGGGCACCCACAGGGTTTCGGTCACGTCGTCGCGAAGGGCCGCATACCGTGGCACCTTCAGCAGGCCGGCCAGCACCGCCTGATCAATGAAGGCGTCGCGAACCTTCTGGCAGAACATGGGGATCATGTAGAGCCACTGGTCCTGCTCGATGACACGGCGGAACTCGTTGAGGATCAGGCGCAGCGCGCGGTCGGAGACGTTGCGCAGGTCGCCGGTGAGCACCTCGTAGGGCACGTCCTGGCTGGCGCAGATCGCCAGCAGGTGACCGCGCAGGAACTCCGCATAGTCAGAGCCAGCACTGGGCGGATTAGCGAAGTCGATTTTCCGACCTGGTGGCAGCTCCTGCAGCGTGCCGGGTTCCAGGCCACCGATGGCCGTTCCATCGGCGTCCTCACCGGTGATCAGGTCTCCTATGGCATCGCCATCTTCCCCATCCGAATTGGCATCGGTGGTGATGAAGCCTGCGAACAGGTTGGCCAGCGCCTGCCGTTCCAACACCGCGTCATCGAGGCGGTCCAGGTTGAACATGCGCAACAGAGCCGGAGCGGAGCGTGGTACACCTCGCATTGCACCGGCGCGGCTCGGCCGGAAGAGGTGCAGCACCTGCTCCGCAGGCACACGCACCAACTCGTTGCCGTTGACGGTCTGCTGCAGATCCCCGGGATGTTCCCGGTACATCCAGTAGGCCACGCGGCGCCCGATGCGATCGACCTCAATGCCTTGTCGAATCGCGTTTCCGTTGCTGGCCACGCCGTTGTAGTGCTGCGGGCACTGCTCCGATTCGATCAGCTGCACCTGCAGCGGCACCGGCAAGCCGTCCTCGGGCCGCCGGTAGCGGAGCCGGGCGAACACCTCGCCGGCTTCGTTCCACTCGCGCCAGGACAGCGCCTGCAGGCCCTCCCAGCCCAGCACGCCGTCTGCATCAGCGTACTTGCCCCACCGGGTCCACAGCTTGGTGAGCTTCTTCTTGTGCTCCTTCGACCCCCAAACTGGCTTTGCCTGGATGCCCGTGGCGATGCCGTTGGATACGCTCTTGTTGAGCGCACTGACCATCCACGGGTCATTGCGGGCCAGATGCCGTGCCCGGGCCAGCAGTGTGGACAGGCCCGTCAATGCGGCATTGGGCCCGAGCGAGGTTGGCCGGAAAGTGCGCAGGCGTCGACCATTGCCGGCGGCGCGGTAAGGGCCTTCGGCGATATCAGACATTTCCGGTCCCCGATTGGTAGAGGCGCACGATGCGGCGACGCCGTGGCGCGCCTGATGCTTGGCCAATCTCGTCCCGCATCTGTTTCAGCAGCCGCCGCATCGAGTCCAGGCTTTGGTAGGTCACAGTTCGGTCGGCGTAGCGGACGCTCAGGACGCCCGCCGAGATAGCTGCCTCCAGCTTCGCGACCTGTTCTTTGGTAAATGCCATATCAGCGTCCCAGGTACTTGCTTCGGATGACGCGGCGGGTTCGCGTGCGCGGCGTTGGCGCCGGCGCGACGTCGTCTGCCCTCACGTCTGGGTTGTCGTCCCACGGCGCGGCCCATGCCGGCGGCGCGGTCCAGTTGATGGCCGGAACCTTCAGCCACAGCGCCATGCCCTCGGCATAGCCGCACAGGTCGAAGGCTTCGTTGCGGCGCTTGGCCAAGTTTTCCCAGCCTCGGGCCGTCCTCGATTCGGCCGTCAGCTCCGCGTAGAACGCCTCGGGCAGCCAGTCGGGAAAGTGGTAGTAGCCCGGCCCGGGCTCGGCCCGCTTGATGTTGGCGTCCACCGTGTCCTTCAGTCGGTCCACGTTGAGCAGCAGCTGCGGCACATCGCCCTTCGACCCTGATTTGCGGTCCCGGCGCTTGCTGCTGTCCGGGAAGGTCTCCCGGAACAGCCCACCCTCGCGGCGCGCGTCGCCCTTGATCAGCCTGACCCTGGCGTGCAGCTTCCTGGCCTTGAGCGAACGCCAGAACTCCAGCGCGCGCACCGAGGTGCCCGACTTGCCGCCCCAGTCGATACCCACTGCATGCACCGGCATGCTGCGGCCGGTGGCATCGTCCAGCGGGTAGCGCCGGCTGATGACCTTTTCGACCAGGCGTTCCCAGTCTTCCAGGTACTTCGGAGGGTCCAGTGGCAGGAAGCCGCCCGAACCGTCCTCCCGCTTGGAGGTGCGCAGGGTGAAGGAATCGACCACCCAGCGCTCCAGTTGCCCAGATTCCCCGATGCCGAAGCCCAGCACCAGCACGACGAACCGGTTGGCCTGGACGTCGACCTCACCGAGCAGGAAACGCACGCCCGCCGGCACAGCACCCGCAGGCCAGACCTCGGCCCGCTCCTGCATCTCGTTCGGATCACTGGCAGAGCGCGCTGCCATCGGCACGTAGTTAATCGCGCCGTCGACGTTGTGCGTGGTCTTCAGCGGCCGCTCTTCACCGGTGGTGGCGAACGTCCGCAGCGCCTGGAAGTAGCGCTCAATCAGCGATTCCCAGGACTGGTAGGCGGCTGCAACACCACCCAGCCAGTAGCTGGCGATGCGCGCTTCCGGACTTTCACCGGTGACCGTTCCGTCGGCGTGCACGACCTGGCCCTCCGCAGCCCACACGCCGCTGCGGTTCATCCCGTCCTTCCACCGGTGCTGCAAGCCCACACCGCAGTGCGGACAGTGCAGCAGCGAATAGTGCCGCGCCATCTTCTGCACGTCGTCCAGCACGACCCGTTCGAGCAGTTCCTCCATAGGCGGCAACGCGAATCCGTCATAGCCTGGTGCTGCCTGAAACCTCTCCCCACACTCCGGACATGGCCAATACCAGCGACGGCGGTCACCGCGCGCATACAGCGCGGCGATGCCGGCGGCCGGGGGGCCCTGGTGTGGGTGCAGAGGCTTCCACGCACCGTCGGCGTAGTCGGTTGCCGGGCTCGATTCGGCCACCACCATGCCGGCGGACATGTAGGTCTGCGTGCGCTTCAGGCCAAGGCCGAAGCACTCGTCGATAGTCAGGTCGCCGGTGTAGTTGTCCACGTCCGTCATCAGGACGTCGTGGATGTCCTTGCCCGACAGCACCGACACCGACGGCCAGCCCATGCGCAACGACATTCCCGACCGGAAGAACTTCAGCAGGATGTTGTCGTCGTGAGCACGTGGGCTCAGCCTGGAGCGCAGCTCCGGGCTGGCGGCGATGCTGCGGGCGATACGGGTCTTGCTGTAGTCCTCGGCCGCATCCTTGGACATCTGCACAACCATGGCGTCGGCCGGGTTGCAGGTGATCAGGTAGGCCAAGCGCGCATCGATCAGCGAGATGGTCTTGCCAGACCGCGCCGGCCCTACGAACACCACCGCCTCGTAGTGGCGGCTACCGGTCGTGTCCAGCGGCTCGACCATGTAGGGCGTCGTGTCCGGATCCCAAGATCCGGCGGCGCCGGCGGCATTGGCCACCTGCAGCACGCGCGCTCCCTCGCTCACCCTGATGCGGCGCGGCGGCCGGATCATCTCGGCAACGCCTTGGCGCACGCTACGCGCTGTCGCGTACGTCGTCATCGGTGATGCCCTCGTACATGGATTGCCGGACGCGATCGCATTCGTCCTGCACCTTGACCACCTGCTCCGGAGTGAGCCCGGCCTTGCGCTCGAGCACGTCAGGCAGCGTGTCGAAGAACTGCACGACCTTCTTCACCAACTCGGCGTAGTCGGCCTCGACCTCTGCGGCCGGCACCAGCTGCCCGATGGTCGACTCGACCTTCAGGCGCTCGTTCTCCGACTGGTAGTAGGCGCGGCGCTCCATCGGCGGCAGGTCGCGCGGATCGACCACGCCTTCCGCGCCGAACGCCGCGGCACCCGGGTTCACCAGCGCCAGTGCTGCATCGGCCAAGCGATAGACGTCGTGCCCAGCGCGCTTGGTCAGCGGTGGGACGCCGGCCTCCTTCAGCCGCTTGCTGGCCGTTCGGCGGTCCATTCCGAACTCATCCGCCAGCCTGGCCACGGACCAGCCCTTGGTGAATTCGTGGATGTCGGCCATGTGCTACCCGATGCGCAACCTATTCAGCTATGAAAATTGGGTTTCTCCCGGGAAAACCCGCCAAAACCGTGCCCTGTGGTGGAGCACCATAGAGGCCGAAAAACTGTCTTTCACCGGGGTCCGAATTCCCCCCGGTGGCTGTGGATAAGCGCAGGGGCCCCGCCCGTTCAGCTTCCTGTGGATAACATGTGGATATCCAGCCTTTCCATTCAGTTTCGAGTTCACATTGCCAGCCGTGAATCAATTCCGTGAAACATCACAGGTCGGCCGGATGCAATGTCGTTGCATCCGGCGCAGGCTTCCCATGCACTTGGTCGATGGCGTCGAACTGCGCCTCGTACTGCAGCAGGCAACGCTTCCGGCCGTTGCTCACCTCGAATACGGCAGACGGCGCCGCCTCCTTCACCCACTTGCAGCGCTTACGCAGCTGGGCGTCGATCGGAATGTAGGTGGCCACCGGGACAGTGATGACGGCTGCCGGCGGCGGGTTCGGCTTGGTAGGTGCTGCCTGGCACGCGGCCAGAAGGGCAGCGGTAGCAACCACGATGACGCGCATGTCAGTACCCCTTCAGTGCCGGGCAGGCGGAATCGAGCAGCTCCAGTGCTGCCTTGCAGGTGTCGGGTCGTTGCTCATAGCGACCGCGCCAGGTAGAAGCCTCCTTCTCGGAAGCCTCGACCTTTCCCGCCAAGGCCCGCAGTGCCTCAGCACTCTCGTCCCGGAGGGCCTGCAGCTTCTCGGCTTCCGCCCTCAGTGCGGCGGCGACCTCGGCCAGACGCTGATCGCGGCTGTCCACGTCGCCCTGCAGTCGGGCGGCATCAGCCTGCCAGTCGGCCCGGACCTTGATCACCTCGGCGCTCAGGTCGCGGATCTTCTGTTCCTTCTCCCAGGCAGTCAGCCCGGACACCATGCAGCCGAAGGCCAGCACCGCGCACACCAGCTTCACCTTGCTGCCGGGCTTGCTCAGCCACTGCAGCGCGTCGGCAGCGGCGCCTACGATCAGCGTCCACAGCGCGCGAAAGAAACGAATCAGTACGCTCATGGCTTATCGCCTCCGATGGCGCCGGTGGCTCGCTCCACCATGCGCACGTAGCCGGGCAGCAACCGGCGGATCAGCACACCCGAAATGCCTGCCATCGGCAGCTGCGGCGCGCCAGCAAGCTGCGGCCAAATCCAAGCGGCGATGGCCACCACCCATGCCGTAAGAACTGCATAAGCCGCGACGGCCACGGCCAGTGCAGCCCAGCGAGCGGCTGTCTGTAGCAGTCGGTGTCGACGGAGCCTATTGGCATCGGCCGCTACCCGCCCTGCGTCCTTGTCCGGGAGGATCAGCACGCCAATCAGAGCGCCGGCCAACGCGAGCAACAGCACAGATTGCGGAACGCCGAGGATGATCCTCTCGGCCTCACGCAGCGCATCGGCGGTTGCCGGAGCCACCACGGCGGCAGTGAACGTGGCCACGACGGTCTTAAAGGTGCTCACAGGCTCGGTCATTGGGACACCAACTTCGCGTACAACGACTTGGCCAGCTTCAGCTTTGCCTTTCGGTCTTCCAGACCATTCGGCAATGCCTTGCTGTCAGGGTTGCCCAGGTTCACCGCCCGGCTTACTGCCAGGATGTCGTCCCGGTCGGCGACGGCGTTGAGGCCGTCCCGGCGCCAGAAATAGCCAGCGGCCAGTGCCGCGTCTGGCAAGCTGGCCAGTAGATCCGGATTACGGACAGCCCTGTCATCCCCGTAGATGGCCTGGCTGTACCGTTGATAGTTGTGACGCCCGGTCAGCTGAATTGCACCGCGCCCGCGGAATCGAAATCCATCTCCGCTCTGGGCGTTGCCCAAGTCCTTTCGGCCTTCGTAGCGCGACTGAGCCGGCGTCGGACCCCACAGTTCCCTGAGCCATCGGCCGGTGCCGCTCTCATGCGCAACCTGGGCGAGGAAATGACAAACGCGCAGCTCGGTGTTGATGCCAAAGCGGATGCAGGCCTGCTCCAGCGCAAGGGCCAGGTCATGGGAAAACCCCATGCCGGCGGCGACAGTTTCGATGCTCACCATGGGTTCCTCTGCACGGCGGTAGCAGCGGCCCGACTCGAACGGGCGACCTCCGGGTTATGAGCCCGGCGAGATGCCACTTCTCTACGCTGCTGATAGGTGCCCGCCCCGCTGCCGGCTAAGCACGAGGGTTGATCCGGTCGGGGGATGCGGGCATAGAATGGTGGGTGGGCCGGCTCTTTTGACCGGCGGGTCGACCGTTTACGGCCTTGGTCCCTTTGAACAGCGGGAGGCTTCCAGGAATATGGACCAGCTTTCGCATGCGCGCAGCGCGCGCCTTCCACCCATAGCGGTATCGGCTCCCGAGGTGCGTCCCTCACCGAATGCTCGGCCCAGTGAAGCCGACACCGCTATGAATGGAGCGGTCCATGGGAATCGAACCCATGTACTCAGCTTGGAAGGCTGATGCCTAAACCACTCGGCCAGGCCCGCGAACCAGCTCAGAAACGACGAACCGCAGGTGACTGGACCTCCCGAGTCCAGGCCTGCGGCCGTTGAGTGGAACGGATCGGAATCTCGCCCACGGTATCGATTGGACAACAATCCCGGTTCCCACTGCAACTGCGGTAAGGTTCCTTACCGCATTCGTACGAATGCGGTAAGTTTCGCGGCGACTGCGGTAATCTTCCTTAAGGACTACAAGGACCAGCTATGGGAAAGGCAAACAACAAAGATGCTCGCGTCAATTTTAATATTTCGGTAGTGGCGGATGCAGCTAACAGCGTAGCGGTAGTCGGCCAAGCGGTCGCAGCTGTCGAGCGCTCGATTGATGGCTGCACCGTAACCATCCTTATGACTTGCGGAAAGAGTTACTCATTCAAGTTCCGAACTCCTGAGGAAGCACAGGCGTTCTATGACGAAGTTTTAGCATTTCTCAGGAATTGGCAGTCAACACATGACGTGCTGAGCATCAGTGTTACCCCGCCTCCTTCGACTGAGGATGACAATGGATGCGGGCCGACCGCTGCTGATGAAGAGGCCACGCAACCAAAGAGCCGTATCCATATCTGAAATAGAGACGCTATCCCCTGTTACGGCATGGGGATGCTACGCATTGAACACCCTGCCGCTGAATTCCTTCCGACCGTCTTCCAGCGCTTGTCGCAGCATTGCTGCAGCGATCCCGTACACGCGCAGGTAGTCCCCTTTTCGCATCTTGGCCGCCTTGGCGGCATCTCGCGCGGCGACCTTCCGTTCCGGCCACACCAGGTCGTTCACCGCGTCCTGCAGCACTAGCCTCATGCGCCACCGGTCGGCCGGATCATCCATTCGAAGTGCAGGCTTGGCGCTACTGCGCCGCTGCCACTGAATATGCCGCATCACCCGCCTGGCGAGAGAACGCCCCAGCGACGAAAGGGACACGCCTTGCCCGCGCAGTGCCACTGCCATCACCGCCTGCTTGGCCACGGAATCGCGCATCATGCCGACGGCGCCGGAGATATCTGCCGCCGTCAGAGGCTGCATGGCTGAACGGCCATCCGACGGCTCACGAAAGCTCCCGCCAACCAGCATGCGGGCGATCAGTTCGAGCGGGTCACGCTGCAGGGTTGGTTCTGGCACCGGCACACGGCCGTCCACCATCCTCACTGCTGGCGGTGCCGGGGGCGCGTGGGTTTTGTGTCCCCACGCCTTGGTCGCCTGAGCTTCCGCCTCTACGCCGACGCACAGCTCACTCTGGGCGCTGCAGCGCGCGCAGACGACCTGCGCGGTGCGCCGGCTGCTGACGCTGCCCCGCACGCGCATGCGAACCTCACCGCTGCCGCAGTTGCCGCACGGCATCAGTTCCACCGCGGGCGTCGTTACTACGGACATCAGGCCACCTCGCAGTTGCTGAGCCAGCGGGACCGGCCGTCCTGCCAGACCTCCCACAGGCTGCCGTCGACGTGGCACCTGATCGGGCCCTCCTTCTCTTCTAGGTACAGGTGGTGGGTTGCCTCGTCCAAGCTGAGGAATGTGGGAATCATCGGGAGGTCTCCATGGTTGTCACGTTCGTTGTTTCCAGGGCCACGCCCTGCTGTTGAAGGAACTGCTGGGCCAGCGCGCGCAACTGGTTCTCGCCTACGTCCAGGCGCTCCACCAGGTGTTCACCCGGGCTGCGCACACCTTCGATCTGCTCCCGCTTCACCCCGAGCACGTCCGACACGATCGGGTCGCTGCCGCTGTCGGAGAGCAGGAAGTACGCCATGACCGGCTCGGACTGACCGTCGCGGTGGACGCGGCCGATGCACTGCTCGTGGACGCCTGGCGACCAGTCCAGTTCGCCGAACACCACGGTGCTGCATACTTGCTGCAGCCCGTCGATGCCCGCACCCGAGCGGAGGCTGATCAGCATCACTTGGCTATCGCCGCTGATGAATGCGTCTTTCGCTGCCTGCTTCTGGCTCGGCGACTCGCTGCCGGTGTACATGACGGGGTTGTACGCAGCGAGCTTCTCCTGCCAGATGCAGTAAACCTCGCGGTGCCATCCGAACAACAGGACCTTCTGGCCGCTCTCCAGCAGCAGCCTGACAAACTCGGCCACGTAGGGGGCCTTGGCCACGCCGGTCGCCTGCCGCAGCAGGCGGTCGAACTCGCCGGCGGCCTGCATCTTCTCGCCGCGGTACTGCTCGTTGGCCCGCAGGATGATCCGCGCCAATGCCGCGGCGTCGCCGGTGATGGCGTCCAGTGCTTTGGTGTCGGATTCCACCTCGTGCGGAATCTTCGACAGCGCCGGCAGCTCGCGACCCACTTCCTTGCGGGTGCGGCGCAGCATGATCCCCTGGCGCCGCAGGTACTGGCCGAACTGCTCTGCGTCCTGCAGCTTGGCCTTCTCCCCGGGCGCGGAGATGCACCATTCCCGGAGGAACTCGTCATAGGTGCCCAGGCAGCCCGGCAGCAGCGGGTCGACCACATGGAAGAACTCGCAGCCGTAGTTGTAGATGGGCGTAGCGGTCAGGCCCATGCGGAGCCGCGCACGGCTGGCCAGATGGCGGCAAGCAGTGTGGATGCTGCTGTCCGGGCTACGCAGCTGCTGGCATTCCTCGAACACCACGTACTGCGCGATCTCCCCCAGCGTCTCGGCCCAACCCCGGAGCTTGTGGTAGCTGACCAGGATCACGTCCGGCAGCGTGTCCCACAGGTCCTTGATCTTCTGCTTCGGCTGGCGCACGAGCGGGTACGGCACGCTCTTCCTGATGTGGTGCACGCGCAGCTGCGGTGCAAATTCGGCCAGCTTCTCCGGCCAGTGGTTCGGCAGCGCCGCCGGGTACACCACCACGGCCGGCAGGTTGCCCGGCGCGGCCATCGGACAGATGCCGGTGACCGTCTTGCCGAGGCCAAGATCGTCGGCCAGCAGCAGGCCGCCGCGGATGGACAGTTGCGCCCCCGCCACCCTCTGGTACTCCCGCGGCGGCTTGGCCAAGGTGAACTCTGGAATCTGAACACGGCCGGCCAGCAGTTCGCCCAGGCTGCGCTCCATGTCCACATGCTCATCGGCCAGCTGCTGCAGCGCGCGCTGCGTGTCGGCATCCATCGACAGCGGGTATCGCTGTGTGAACCATTGCAGCTCCCGGCTGTTCTCCGGCGTGGCCGACAGGTCGATGTGGTCAGCGGCGTGCTGCCGCACGCGTGGAAACACGCGCTTCATGCGCGCGCGCACCTGAGGCTCGCAGATCACCCGCCAGGTGCTGCCGGCGGCGCTATACAGGAGGGTTCCATAGGTCGTATGCATCAGAGTGCCTGCCTCTTCAGGCGGATGATGTTGAAGGGCTTGCCTTGCCAGGCCGGCCGGGCAACGAGCGGGCGTTCGCCCCAGCGCTCGGTGGTGACCAGCAGTACCCCGCGCACGTGCGGAAGGTTGATGTAGCGCCCGACCTGCCGCAGGGCATCGGCGAGCGAGCCAGCCACCTTCACCTCGATCACCAAGCCGTCCAGCCAGAAGTCCGCGCGGTTGCTGGCATCCAGCCGGTACTCGCGCACGTACGCATGGCCTGCCTTGTCCAAGACGCTGGCCAGAACCTCGTGCAGCTGGACCTCCGACCCGTAGCGATACCCGAATCCCGCCAGCAGCCGGCCAATTCCCTTCAGCTGCAGCTGCTCTTCCATGGCGGTGCCCGGCTTCATCGGGGCCACCTCCCGCCGCGTGACGATCGGACCGCCCATCAAGGCACCTCCGGTCGAGCGGCGAGCAATCCATCAAGTACCCCTCGCGCCTCATGCCGCTCTACCTTCCAGGCGCGCACTGAGCGCAGCTTTCGACTATGCGCGTTTCCCGTGCGCCCGGACTTGGATTTGTGCGTAGGTGCAGCTTCACGACCAAACCTGAGAACCTTCCTCATATTCCTCCGGACCTTCCTATTTCGGCGCTTGTTGGTCATGACTTCCCGCTCGCGTTGAGCATCGCCGCCCAGATACGTTTTGCCTTGCGGCGCAGGCGGTTCGCGTTGTTGCTCCCGCCTGCCGGTGAGCCCACCGATGGCTCCTGCGCGTAAACAGCGCACTCCACCATTTCTCGGGTCGGCTCGACCGGCACCAGCACGTAGCCCTCCGCCGGCGTGAGGGCGGCGATGATGCAACCCAACGCACGCCTGTCCGGCTTCTCCATGTACGAGGTCGGATTCCGGATCACCCCTGCTCGACCGACCATTCCATCTGCCTCATACGCCCTGGCCAGCAGCTCACGCGCACGCTTCTCGATGGCGTCCATCAGGAGGCCTCCGCAGCCAGCTGCAGCGCGGTCGCGGCGTCGGCCTGCGCCCAAGTCATCTGGTCACGGTCGATGCTCTCGGCCAGTCGTGACAGGCCCTTCGCGTTCACCAGCACTTGCTCATGCACGCGGTCCTGCTCCCCCTCGCGCCGCTGCACGCTGGCCTTGTGCGTCAGCAAGCCCTGCTGCAGTCGGTTCTGGTAGGCCAGCCAGTTCTTGCTGCCGGCGCGGCGGTAGATCCAGCCGTGCTCGGACAGCCAGGCGAACAGCTGGCGCGGCTGGACCTGCAGCATCTTGGCGGCGGTGCTGATGTTGAAGGCACCGTCAGCCTTGGTCAGCCGCAGCAGCGCGCGGACCTGCGGCTCCTGATACTGCACGCGCGCCTCAAGGATCTCGGCCTTCTCGCTGTAGGACAGCAGCAGCGCGCGCAGCGTCGCCGGATCGGTCAGCGCCTGCATCGGGTCAGGAGCCGCCGCCCCGGCCGTGATCGCGTCATAGGCGCGGATCACCTGCAGGCTGAAGCTGGGGCTGATCCACATGGCGTAGGCATAGACCAGTTCGCGCACCACGTAGCTGCCGCCGTAGCGGCCTGCCACCGAGTGCACCGGGTAAATCCGGGAATCACCGGAGTTGACCAGCTCGGCCACCAGTTCCTCGGTCTGCTTCAGGCGCTGCCAGTCGCTGGGCTGGTGGCGCTTCGCACCACCGGATGCCTGGTGCAGGTCGTTCAGGCAGAACCTGCCCACGTCGTCGCGGCGCACAGTGACCCCGCCAATCATCATTGCGTTCAAGAGAACACCTCCGTTTTCCAGCCGCCGCCTGGGGCGCGCTGGACTGCCAGGAATCGAAACGGGTACATCTCGGCGGCCACCTTCACCTTCACGCGGGCGTCTTCCTCCCAGTAGCCCTTCACCTCGTGGGCCTCCAGGTCACCAGCGGCCGTCATCACGAAGAAGTCGATGGTGAGGTGGGTCTTTTCGGCCAACTTCAGCTTCACGGACTCGAACCGGAACCATGCGATCTCGCCGGCGGCCAGCTGCAGCGCCAGATGCGTGGCATAGGCTTCTTCGGTCTTGTTCATCTCCCCGGGCACGTGCCGCGGCCTGCCGCGTGCGACCTTGCCGGCGGCGTTTCCGCTGCCAGAGGGCTGACCAGCAGACGGCGGACGGTAGGCGCGCGGCGCGGCCGGTGCTGGCCCGGCTGCCGGCGCACTGGCCTGCACGAGGCGGCGCATGCCTTCCGGCATGTCCTGCACGGTTGCGTAGCGCAGGGAACGGCTGGATGTCTTCTTCGGCGGCATCAGGCAGATGCCTCCATAGCGCTCCACACGCGCATTGCTCGCTGCCGGAATGCGTCGAACTCCTGCCGGGCGCGTTGCTGCGCGGCCTGGTGCTCGCGGTCCATCTGCTCGAGCATGCAGTCGAATTCGACGTTAAGCAGTGCCATCAGCTGTTCCATGGACAACCCGCCGCGCGTGCGCTGCCCCGATGGTGGCGCGAGCATTGGCATGGCCAACTGCTGCTGACCAGAAGGCGGCGCCGGCGCACGCTCTACGCGGCCGGCCTCAGTCGCAGCCCACGTCGCCACCGGCCGCCCGTCGCGGCCGCTGTCGCGGTTCTCGCACCTGCGCACCAGGCCATCACCGTCCAGCTCTCGCAAAAGACCAGCCACGGCGGCCGTGCTCAGCAGCATCACCTCGCGCGGCGCGCCTGACTCGAGCGCGGCGTTGCCCATCAGTTCCAGTGCCTCCGCTGCAGTGCTCTCGCCGTGGATGCCCAAGCAGAACAGCAGCAGCTGCCGCTGGTAGGCGCGGATTTCAGCCGGCTCCATGCGTGCCTCCGAAACCCAGATCCGCCGCGGCCTGCGCCATGGCGCTGCGGGCGGCGTCACGGTTGCGCACCACGTGCAATTCTGGCTTGGGTGCAGGCAATGCAGCCATCGCCTCGGGCACGGCGCCGCCGTCCATGACGTGCTTCACCGCCCTCTCGTAGGCGTTGGCCAACATGCGCTGCTGCTGCGCGCCACTCTCGGCCGTGGCGTAGGCGTGCAGGTCCAGATTCGACCGCACCAGCACGGTGAACCCGCTATGTGCTCGGCCGGGTCGCATCTGGCCATCAACCTCTGCCAACGACGGCACGCCCAGGCACAAGGCCCGGAATTGCCCGGGGTTCGGCGGCCACTGCAGCGCACTGCGCAGGCAGTTGCCCATACCGTCGGCGACCTGTCGTGGGGTGATGCCGACCAGCACCTGGAGCCACAGTTCCCCGGCCGTGGTCAGGCTGCCCGCGTTGTTCACCGGGGCTGAGCCGTTCTCGCGCACCCACTTCCCGGGAAACATACCGGCCATGCGCTCCCACACCGTCCACAGCATGCTCACCGCGCGCTGGTCCGGCTCAGTGGTGGACGGGCTCGAACTCGACGTCGATGACATCGCCGCTTGTTCCGCCAAAGCTGCCAGCTGCCGGCCGCAGTTCGTGGAGCCGTCGCTGCTCAGCGACTTGCCCGGAAGAACCGAGTTGAGTGTTTGCATTGGTGCCTCCGGTGGTGTTGGGATTCGCTGTCACTGCGCCTGCCGCGTGGCGATTGCGGGCGGTCCTGATCGCCCATGGGAAGGGGTTTGAGACCGGTGGCGATCGCGCCAGTCCTTCAGCGACCGTGTGCCCCAGCGTCTCCGGCGTCACGCCCTCCTTCAGGGCGGCCAGCAGGTCGGGGTGGCTCGGGTTGGTGGAATGGCAACCGGCCTTGCGCATCAGCAAGCACGCACGCCCCGCGTCGGTCACGCCTCCCAGAGATCCTTGAGTGAGATGTGATGTATCTGGAGTAGTAATGGGGTCTGGGGTCTGGGTACCCGTGTTCACACCTGTGTTCACACCACCTGTCACGCGTGACTCTGCGTGACATGTCACGCGTGACAACTGGTCCAGCGTCACGCGCTCGTCGCCCGTGACATGTGTGACATGGAGCGCCTTCAGCTGTGCCATCGTGACCATGCCGTCCGGCACGACGCCGACAGCGCGCAGGTCTTCGAACAGCATGGTTCTGCGTGCTCGAGTGCGTGCCTGGCGCTCGGTTTCATTGCTCTTTCGGGCATCGCGGCGGCCTTGGCCCTCGGCAATACGGCCTTGCGCTTTGGCGATTTGCTCGTCGCAGCGCTTGCTGTGCCGCAATCCGTCTTCTGCCACGGGGAAGTAGCGCTCGGCGACCTTCTTGACTGCGGCCTTGTCCGCCGCAGTGATTGCGCCGGCGATGATGTACAGCTCGGCCAGGCTCTCTGGCAGCGCCTGCTCTTCCGAGTAGTACGCCAGCATCAGCTTGAAGTAGACGCCGTGGTCGGTCAGGGACAGTCGGGTCGTGTCCTTGAGGTAGTCGCCCGGATACATCTCGAAGTAGATCATCAGGGTTCCCCAGCACCGCGCTTGCCGCGTGCCGCGGCACCGGGGCTGCCAACCCTGGTCATCTCATGCTCGTTCGGCGGCAGCGTATCCAGCCGGTATGTCTCACCCAGGCTGCTGCGCCAGCGGTACGCAGTGGCGCGGCTCACGCCGAAGTGCCGGACAATGGCCTCAACGGTTGGGAAATCGCTGAGCTCGATTGCCCAGCGCATGAACTCCATGACGATCCTGGTGGTGTTGTAGCCGGCAAGGGCATGCTGCGGCGCGCTGCGCCGCTGCTTCTTTTCAGACATCGCGGCGGCTACCGGAGCTACGGTCGGCTCTCGCTCAACCGGAGCGGTGCGGAGCGCAGGGCCACAGCGCAGGCCGAGGGTCGGACTGATGTTCATCCTGCCGCCCCCGCATGGCCCGAAACGGGAACCTCACGCCCCATCGCGGTGCTCAGCTGCCGCAGGCTTGGAAGCCGTCGCCTGGCGGCTGCCGGGTCGTTGAGGTCCTGCAGCGCGAGCTGCCAGCGATATGCCGTCGCGCGCGAGAGGCCGAATCGCTTCTGAAGCGCATCAACGCGCACCGGCTGCGGCTGCTCTTTTGCCCAGAAGACTACATTCACCATGGGCAGAAGCGGCACCACACTCTCGGGGATGCGACGGCCGGCACTGTCGAATTCGCTGACCACGGCTATTGCCCAGCTCACCATTGCACCGCCGCTCATCGCTGCGCACCCTGCACCGCACGCGGCGCCAGATCCTGCAGGTGGCCCGAGACGTAGCGTTTGGCCGTCACCAGTTCCGCCTCGAGCTGGCCGATCTCGTCCAGCGCGCGGCGCAGCTCAGGGATATCCTTCGGGCAGATGCGGCCGTCGGCCAGGACGTTGGTGATCGCTTCAAGGGTGTGCCCGAACTCTACCGACAGGCGAGCCACAGCCAGCACGCCGGCATGCGGCTCCATCATCGGAATACGGGCACCGAGAAAGCCATAGCGCTGGGCCAGCTCGCGCGAGCAGGCGTCGCGCCAGTGCGGCGGCAGCGCACGAACCCACGACTCTTCCAGATCAACAGGCATCTTGACTGTGCCATTGCGGATGCGGGCAATGAGCTGGCCGTTGGACTTCAGCGCTTTTTCGGTGCTGTCGGCGTCTACACCGACATGGAAGTGCAGGATGCGCTCGGCTGGCGCTACGTCCGCCATGTACTGCTCGGCGATCGCCTGGGCGAGGCTGCTGTCGGTGTGGCCGCTGTTGCGGACGGCGTCGGTCGTGTGGCGGAACACCACCGCAGAGCGCGGCTCGTGGTACTGAGGATCAGGCTTCATTTACGCACCTCGGGAGGCGATGCAAAGTGGTCGCCATGGACAGGACGACCGAAATTCATGGATTTGGTGGCTTGCGGATCGCGGCACAGCGGTCTGGTGAGAAGGCGGTCACACCGCGTCGACCGGCACGATCCGGTCAGCGTCCGGGTCGTTTTCCGGAGGTCGCTCAAGCGCCTGGAAGTGGGCTGGCATCAGCACGAAGCGCAGCTTCAGCGCCCACAGATCGTCGATCTGCCCATCGGGCCACTGATAGACAGCCGACGGCGTGATTCCGAGAGCGCGTGCGAGCGCGGCGGCATTGCCGTCGTAAGCGGCAATGGCTTCTTCCTTGGTGATCCGGGGCATGTTCATGCCGCCCATATAAGCACGCTTCCATTGCACATGCAAGCACGCTTACTTAACGGACTAATAAGCTCGCTAACATGACTACTGCCCTCGCCACCCGCTTGAAGCGCGCTCGATCAGAGTGCGGCATCACCGAACCTGCTGACGCAGCACGCCGTGCTGGCATCACGCCATCGGCGCTGTATCAATTGGAGGACGGCAAGACCAAATCGCTAAGCGGAGAGACGGCAGTAAAGCTCGCCCGCGTCTACCGACCATTTCGGGTGGAATGGTTGATCACTGGAGAGCTGCCCGAGCGATGGGATGAGTCTCATGGCGCCTTGATATCAACCAGTGAGACACCCGCTGGATATGTTCGCTTCCGAGTTATGGAAGGCGAAGCATCAGGGGGCTTTGGCGCAATGAATCAGGATTTCCCAGATGTGGTAAGGGAGCTCG